CTCTTTTAACTGAAGTAGCTTCAGTTGTTAGCAAGTATAGCCAAATTGGTGTAGTAGTAACTACTAGCCCAGTTTACTATACTCCTGTAACTGTTGCTTACAGCTATACTGCAGTTACTGGCTATAGCAATGACGATATTGAAACTGCGGTTGACACTTACTTAACTAAAAAGTTTTCTTATATAAATTCCAAAATTTCAGATGTGTTAAGTCCTGATATCATTGCAAAAGAAATCATTTATGTTACTGGAGTAGCTACTGCTTCTGTAACTGTGCTGTCTAAAACATCTTCTGGATTGACTACCCTTACTGGTGCACCAGGAGAAATATTTGTTCTTACTGCAACAAATATTACTGGTACAAATACTGGTCAAACTACCTTATCAAGTTTAACAGCTACTTGGAATGCAGTTACTACTAACCCAACTCCTTCATTTAATTCAGCAATACGCAGTTACACTTACTCAGTAACTGGCTCGTATAGCTTTGTTCTTACTCCTAGCCTTACTTCAACAGACATTGCTGCTGGCAGCATAATTACAGTAGGTGGAACAATTGTTAACTCTGGATCTAATAGTACTATTACACTAACTACTGGTGTAAATACAGTTTCTGTAGTAGTCACCAATGCTAATTATGTAAAGACAACATACACATTAACTATAATTAAGAGCTAATTTTATGATTCATGATGAGTACGGCAACCGTAGATTTTACGGAATGTATAGGGCAATTGTTGTAGATAACACTGACCCTTTAAATGAGTATCGTTTAAAACTAAAAGTTCCTCAAGTATTCCATGATCAAGTCACTGATTGGGCATGGTCTATACACCAACCAGGAGTAACTAGAACCCTTCCTGTAGTGGGTACTGGTGTCTGGGTTTCTTTTGAAGGGGGGGACCCGTCTTACCCTATTTGGACGGGCACTTTTAAAATTGGAAGTACTTCATCTGATACTGCCCTATCTACATGGGCAGGCTCTACTAATATCACCACAGTTGGAACTATTACTTCTGGTACTTGGAGCGCTACTGCTATTGCTGATGGAAAAATTGCATCAGCTCTTACCGGAAAAACTTATAATGGTTTAACAATTACAACTAGCACAGGTACTTTGACAATTGCTGCTAGTAAAACTCTTACCGTAAATAACACAATTGCAATAAGTGCTACTAATGACGGCAATAGCGGTCTTAACATTGGGGGTGGTGGAACATTAGGAAGTGCGGCGTTTACAGAAACTACCGCATATATTTCTTATACATCAATGACTGCATTAGGTGACATTATATACGGTGGATCTTCTGGTGCAATTACTAGATTACTTGGAAATACTACTACTACTAGGAAATTCCTGCGTCAAACCGGTGATGGTACTGCTTCAGCCGCCCCTGCCTGGGATACTGTCACCAAAACTGATGTTGGTCTCGGTAACGTAACTAATGAATCTAAAGCAACTATGTTTACTGATCCTGCATTTACAGGAACTGTGACTGGTGTTACAAAAACAATGGTTGGTCTCGGTAACGTAGACAATACTTCAGATGTTAATAAGCCAGTATCGACCGCTCAGCAGACTGCGTTAGATCTAAAGGCAAATAAAAATAATGCTGTATTTACTGGAACTATGCCATCAGTCACTAGCTCTACTTCTTTAAGTGTTAAGTCTAGTACTGATTTAATAAACAGAGCATACATAGATTCTGTTGTTAATCCAACAACTTGGAAAGTTTCAGTCGTATGCGCGACTACGGCAGCTTTAGGTACTTCTGGAAACCTAGTTGGTGGAACTATCACTACTACCTATAATAATGGAACTTTAGGTGTAGGGGCAACTTTAACTATTGCTACTTCATCAAACTGGACAGCTATTACTATCGATGGATATAGTTTTAACACAGGTGATCGTGTACTTATTAAGAATCAAGCATCAGCTTTTCAAAATGGTATTTATACGGTTACAACTAAAGGAACTGTTGGAACAACTACTTCATTTGTTTTTACTAGAGCAACTGACGCAGACACTTCTGCAGAAACTTTTGAAAAACACTCCCTGTATGTTGAGTATGGAACTAATTATGCTGACAATGCTTTTGTAAATATTATAAATGGTGATATTGTAATGGGGACTACCGATATAGTATACAGCCTTGGTGTTTTCAATTCAACTGTCCCACTTTCAGGATTAGGTAGAATTCCTTACACAAATTATAGTAGAGGGATTACCTATACTGCTCCATATACAAATACTGGTCAGGTTTTAAAAAGTGGATTTTCTGCACCTGGTGCTAATTTAGGTTGGTATGACCCGGTTCCATTTGATATGAAAACTGGAAAAATTGCTTCTACTGACTGGGATAATGTTGCTAGTCCAGTTGGTGAAGTGGTTGTTACTTTTACTACTCCTTTTCAAACAGGAGCTGTCCCCAATATAACATTTAGTCCGATATCTGCATCTACAACTACAATTTTTACAGTTACCTTAAACTCAGCTCCTACGGAAACTGGTTTTACTGCCATTATTAGAACTTGGAATGGTACAGCTTTTTCAGTTACTACGGCTCCTAATGTATATTGGACTGCAGTGCAAGGAGCAAGAATAGTAGGTACTCCATCCAGCACTAATGATGGTAGAACAGACTATACTGCTGTTACTTAGGATTGGAAAATAAATAATGTTTGTAATTTTAATACACAAGTAAAATAGTAAGGGTATATTATGGCAGCTACTTCTTTAACAAAAAATTCAGTTACTCCGGTATCTGCAACAGTACTTACTTATTCAAGCGTGTACATTACTTGGGCAGATCCAAATCCAGTAGACTATATCGCTATTAGACTTGTTCGTAATCAGTACGCTTTTTCAGAAACTCAAGAAGATGGAAACATTTTGTATGAGTACAATAATGCTGCAGGATTAAGCACAACTGTATTTACAAGTTACACAGATGGAGTTAGTTCTTCTTTAAGTGATGTTATTTTAGTCTCCGGTCAATATGCTTACTACACTATTTGGATGTTGGTTACCATTGCTACTAATACAGATGTTTGGGTAAATGCAGGATCTGCATCTGTGCTTATTCCTAAACAGCATGGAACTACAGTAAATAAATCCACTACTATTAAAACAACTCATACAAAAATAATGGAGCTTCTTCCTCGTGCTATGACATCTACTTCAAATAACCCATTGGATGAGATAAACACTAATTCTGATATTTATAATTTTTTAAAAGCATTTTCTTTAACATATGATGAAATTTTAACATATGCAGATTTAACAGTAAAATACTTGCCTGCAAAATATATTTCAGATAATTTAGTAATCCCTTCTTTTAAAAGACTCGGATTAAGAATTACATCAACTACTCCTACCGTATATAAAAAGAAGCTTATAAGTAAAGCACCTTATTTGTTGTCTATAAAAGGAACTACTGCTGCTTTAGCAAATTTTGTAGAAACTTACACAGGGTACAATACAACTGTAAACGACAGTACTAGCATTAACACAAGAACTGGATTAGCAAATTTATTATTGACACCTCAAGATTCAAGCTTTCATAATGGTCAAATAGGTGGTTGGGCAAATATTGCGTACAGTACTTTAAGCGTAGAAGCTAGCTCAGATATCCCTACTTCTGAGCAATATTCTTTTAAACCTCAATATAGATTAAAAGTAATAACTAACTCTCCTACAACAACTGTAGCCACATTTAGACTAGGATCTCCTCCTCCTGATTCTCTTGCTACAATTCGCGTTAAAGAAGCTTTAGGTTATGGTATTCCAATAACTCCAGGAACAGCTTATAGTTTTAGTTTTTATTCAAAATATTCTGGAAGCACATTTACATTAAAGCCTTACGTTACTTGGTGTGATGCTTATGGTAACGTTTTGTCTACATCTACTTCATCAGGAGTTACTGTAACAAGTGCTTGGACAAAGTTTACATACACTCCAACCGCTCCTGGTAAAGCTAAAACTGCAACTGGATACACCGTTGGACCTACCGCAACTAAGACTGTAATCTCTATGCCTACTGGTCATGGTTTTAGTTCTGGCGATAAAGTATGGTTTGAAGATGATCTTCTTCCTTTTTCTGGTGGGTATACTTTAACTGATGCAAGTACAAATAGCATTACAATTCCTTACTATGAACCTGGCATCACGTATACTTCCGTTAGTAGTTCATCTACTACTTTTACGCTTGGAACTGGAAGCACCTCAACTGTTGCTATTGGGCAGTTGATTACTATTAGTAGTGGAACCGGTACTTTAAATAGTGTAACTAAAGTTGTTGAAATACTTAGCGACACTACTTTTAAAGTAGACTCTACTCCTACAGTGGCATTAAGCGGTGCAACAATTGTTATAAATACATATAGTATTACTAGAGATTTTATTGTTTACAAAGGAACAGGCTCTACAATTGTAAAAGAAACACCAGCCGAATACGCAATGCTTGGTTTTAATCAAAACATTACTGGTGGGACTACCTACACATATTACCTTCATTCTATTCAATTTGCTCCTTCATCAGTAACTAGTTTTACAGAACCTAGATGTATTGATATTTGGTTAGAACCTTCAAAAACTAACTATTTAATTGATCCTACATTTGCTGGTTCTGGTTGGTCTTATGCTGGCGGTGCGAGTAGCCCTGCTGGATACACAAATGAAGAAACATCAACTCTTACGGGGCTTCCTTATGCATACACTAGCAAAATGGGTAAAATAATAACAGGATCTTCTAATTCAACTGCTTCAGCTCCAGATTTAAAAACCGCTTCCCCAACACCAATTATCAATAACAACACGTATTACACATTTTCTGTTTACATTAAAGGAAATGACTCTTACTCATTGACATTAGGGTTAAAAGACGGTGTAAATTCAGCTGAAAAAGTAATAAACGTAACTACTAGTTGGCAAAGAGTTTTTGTAAATCTTTATGTGACGTCTACTTCTACAGGATTAACCCCATATATCTATTCTAATTCTTCTGCTTTAGTTGATGGTGGTAATGGAACACGGTCTTCTGCACAAACATTTAGAGTAGATGATGCGCAACTAGAAGAAGCGCAAATACCTTCTGATTATTTTGATGGTAACTTTACTATTCAAGGAGCTTTTTGGTCAGGAACAGCTAATGCTTCTAAGTCATATCTGTATGTAAACAAAGAACAAAAAATTTCGGAATTAGCAGCCCATATAAATGACTGGGTTCCTTTTAATTCTCTGTGGATGTTAAGATCAAGATACGGTATTGAAGTTATAGGTGCACCTTCATCTACGACAATTCCATCAACTGCTCCATATAATAATACAGGCGATAGTGGTGGTCGCGGGTTTAGGGTTGCTTTATAGTGTATAATATGCTTTATGGATATTTTTATTAACATCATTATTTCAGGGTTATCAGTAGCATACATTGTTGAGTTTATCACAGCATTTACAAATCGGATTATCCCTTCCTGGATTTTAAAAGCGATTTTGCCTTTTCCATTTAGTGTGATAAGCTTATATGTTCTAGGTATATTTGGATTGCCATTAATAATTTATGGACTAGCAGCTTCATGTATAGCCCTTGTTGTGGTATTCTTTGTAAACCGCCCAGTTACAAACCAGGTGATAAATACACGTCGCTAATATCGGAGCACAATGAATAAGGAAGAGCAATTCCGTCGTTTGTCTTTAGGACCGTCGGAACTTAAAGTCCTACTCGCTTTAGAGTACTTTGCAAATAGTAAGGGTGTTGCTGACCCTACTATGACTATTTTAGAAGAAGTCACCGGCTATAGCCGTATGCAGATTTCACGCGCAATAAAAGCTTTGACCCAAGAAAACTATATTGAAGTTAAGCGCTTAAAGCGCCTTGATGGTTTTAACCATCGTAATGTATACCAACTGCTTAGTAACACTAATGTTACAGTCACTTCCGCGTCGCAGAGCCAAAGTAACGCCAATGTTACATCAACTACTAATAAAGCTTTAGTTATTAAGATAGATAAAGCATTAGATACTACGTATCTAATGGAAGGAGAGAAAAAAGTGGTGAATCGTTGGAAAGATGACGATGATGATCTTGCAGGCGTAGGATTAATCGAAGAAAAGACCGTACAAACTAAGCAAGCTTCTAAGCGCGAGCCTAAAACTAGGCACAGCCGTCCTATCGAAGACTGGACTCCAGCAGATATGGCAACAGAGTTTTCCTACAGGGTCTATCAAGCTTTGCCTGGCATACCTGGGGTAGTAAATACCCGTAGCCTGTGGGGTGCGTTAGCTAAAAACCGCAAGCAGTTTGGGGTAACTGCTGTGCTTGAGTACGAAGTACTAGAGAAATACTTCGCTGATAATCGCAACCTGACTTCTTTAAAGCAGGCTCCAGCCTACGCACACGCTAAGTTTTTAACTTTTTTAACAAACAATATTCAGGCAGTAGCCTCAGACCTTGGTGTTGAAGATTTGCCAGAAGATATTCCAGTAATCGAGCCAAGGAACAACTACGTTTATGCAACCGATGGTCGCAGGTTTGACAATTCAATGCCCGGTAGATTAGCATTAAAGCAATACGAAAAAAGGAAGGAACAAGCAAATGACGTATGATGTGTCTAAACTAAGTGGAGATAAGCGCCACACAATCGCAGTAAATTCAAACATTCCTCGTAGGTTTATAGGAATGGAACCAGATGATATCAAAGATATGATGGGAGCTTTTTCAAATGAAATTGAAGATTGGATTACTAATGTTCTTGAAGGCAATGTTATTAAACAACTTGGTGGTATCGGAGTTACTGGCGTTGGGCTGCTATTTGATGGTGGTCCTGGTCTAGGTAAAACTACTCACGCAGTAGTTACACTTATGGAATTGATCCGTAGGCTACCTGAAGATCCTAAGCAGGTTTCTCGCATATTTGGAACCGGCAACACCGAGGTTGGGCGTAGCTTTAGGTCTATATATTATTTGACTTTTCCTGAGTTTGTTGTCAGGAAGAAAGCCGTGATGGAAGCCGACAACGAAACTAAACGTGAATTGTACGAAGAGATGCAGGGCTTTCACGGTCGCGCAAAAGATGACAATTTAAATGTGCGTATCCTAGTTCTAGATGATCTTGGAAAAGAGTATGGATCTAAGTATGTAGACGCTTCATTTGACGAGATTCTTCGTGCTCGTTATGACAAGGGGCTACCTACAATCATTACTACAAATGTGCTACGTGAAAAGTGGGCTGCTCAGTATGGCGAAGCAATGGGCTCATTTGCCTATGAAGCCTTTACCCGCATTCAGCTAGGCGCTAAGGATCTTAGGAAGAACGGCTAATGGATATTAAATGGAGGACTATCCAGTTTTTTATATCCTCTAATGGAGTGTGCGAAGTGCAATCAGACGACACCTCTACTAAAAAACTTCGTTGCACTTGCAGGGACTTTGCAATCTTAGCTCGTTGTAAGCACGTAAAATTTGTTAGGGACCGGATTGGTCAAACAGGGATTTTTACTGTAAAACTTGCTGAAGATACCGATGATGAAAACGTTGTAGCAGCAATGCACGACCCAGAAAAGTTTCGTAAGTTTTTAATACAGCACGCAAAGATAGAGGTACTTGAATGAGGGGTGGCGATATTTCCAATGAAACTCCTCCAAAAATTATAGTTTTGGTTGATGTAGTAGCTACTCTAAAACAAGAAGAGTCAACTTCAAGGTCAGGATTATTTAAGAAAAAGTCTACAAAATCTAGTGTAAATATAAACCTAAAAGAAGTAGCACATCTATGGACCCTTGGAAACAAATACGGTCTTTCAATAGAGCTAGCGGGGTATGAAGACCAGGGATGGACTTTAGAAGACCTTGAAAAAGTAATGGAGACCCTAGAACGTAAAGTCTCTAATCCATTTAACTATGCAGAAGTCTACGCAGATGTAGACCAGCTAGTTTCTTTACTTCCATATAGGAGTAGTTTAAAAGGAGTCGTAGACATGCCGGGACGTGTTGCTAGGTATGGCTCTTATGGTGTAGAATTATCTAATCTTTAAGAAGGAATAAGAAATGGCATTTGATAACGAGTATCGTTTAGTAAGTAAAGTAATACGTGATCGTCAGATCATACCTGTAATTGAAAAGGGCATAAAAGATGATTGGATTGTAGATGACGACCTACGTCGCGTATGGAAATTTGTTCGTGAGCACTACGTAAAGTATAGGGAAGTACCTACAGCTACAACTGTACGGGACAACTTTCCTGCATTTAAAGTGCTTGATGTACAAGACAATATTGACTACCTCATTGACCAGATGATTTCTTTTCGTCGTCGCACCCTAACTAAAAATGGTATTGAGGACTCTCTTGCCAAGATGGTTGTAAATGACCACGAAGGTGCATTAAATGAAATGAGCAGGACAGTCGCTATTGTTAGTGAACAGGGTAACGTAGGTACCACTCACGTAGACTTAGCAAAAGATCCAGCTGCACGTTTTACAGAGTACGAGAATCTACAGAATTCTGTTTTACTTGGCATACCTACTGGTTTTGCAAAGATTGATGAAGCTACTGCTGGCTTACAAGGCGGTCAACTAATTACCATCATCGCTCCCCCTAAAACAGGTAAGTCACAGATTGCTTTGCAGATGGCTGTTAATGTGCACAAGGTTGGAAAAATCCCTATGTTCCAATCATTTGAGATGAATAACCATGAGCAGTCTCAGCGTCACGACGCTATTCGTGCTAATTTATCAGCAAAGAACTTGCGTGTTGGTAAACTAAACACACAAGAAGAAGAACGCTACATCGATATGCTAGAAGAAATGAAGACATCACATCCCTTCCATCTGGTTGACGCAGTGAATGGTTTGACCATCGATACACTTGTTGCCAAAGCTGAACAACTAAAGCCAGACATCCTATTTGTAGATGGTGTTTATCTTATGCTTGATCAGGTTAGTGGCGACTCTAACACTCCCCAGGCTTTAACAAATATTACTCGTGGACTTAAGCGTGTTGCACAGGTTCTTGATATCCCTGTAGTTATTACAACCCAGACTTTGCTTTGGAAAATGAAAGGTGGAAAAGTTTCTGCCGATTCTATCGGTTACTCATCCTCATTCTTTCAAGACTCTGATGTTATTCTAGGTCTTGATCAAATTGACAATGATGAAAAAAGGCGTACTCTACGTGTTGTTCAAGCACGTAACTGTGGTCCTTCAGACGCAACTATTACTTGGGATTGGGATACCGGTTGTTTTCACGATGAATCAAAAGACTCTAGTTGTGACTTCTGCTCACCTTGGAGTGCTGTTTAATGTTTAATGTTGAAGAGACTCTAAATGTCATAGGTATAGAGTATACTGTGCGCAATGAAGAAGCTAACGCTTTATGCCCTATGCATGAGCGCATGACTGGTCGTTCAGACGGCAACCCTTCTTGGTGGATTAATTTAGAAACAGGTGCACACATATGTTTTTCGTGTCACTATAAAGGCAATCTGCTACAGCTAGTTTGTGACATCAATGAATTTTACATAAAGCTGCCAGACGCCTCGTATGGGTACGATTATGCAGCAGGCAAGTCTTGGTTGGCAAATGCTTCTGATACGCCCATAGAGAGGCTTCTAGAGCATTTAAAGGCTATTCCAAGGTTCATTCAACCCATACCAAAACCTATTCCAATGTCAGAGGCTAGGCTAGCTGTTTTTGTTGATCCACCCCAAGAGGAATTAGACAAGCGGGGTATCTCTTTACATGATGCTCAGGATCTAGGAATCCTATGGGACGCCAATAAAAAGAACTGGATCTTGCCTTTACGCCACCCAGGCACAAATGCGCTGATGGGCTGGCAAGAAAAGGGGACAGTTTCTCGTACTTTTATGAATCGCCCTGCAGGCATTGCAAAGTCCACGACTTTATTTGGCATACAAACACTCAAAGATAATGAACCCGTTATTGTTGTAGAGTCCCCTCTAGACGTAGCACATATTTTGTCATCTGGATGGCGTTTCCCAGTTGTTGCAGTTTGCGGGTCCTCAATGAGCGAAGATCAGGTAAAATTATTAAGGAACTCAGATACAGTAATTGCCGCATTTGACAACCCAAACATTGATAAAGCAGGTAAAAAAGCGTGTGACGAACTTCAGGTTTTAGCTCGCAAATACGGTCTTATGGTTTATTACTTTAACTATGGGAACAGTGACTCAAAAGACCCAGGCGATTTAAATGCCGAAGAAATACTCTGGGGCATAGAGCACGCTAAACCAGGAATATACGGAGAATCAGCATATGTTTATAGGAACATTGAAACCATATCAAGTTGAAGCCGTTGAAAAAATGGTTGCTAGTAAAAAAATATTGGTTGCTTATGAAATGGGTCTTGGTAAAACACCCATGACTATTGCAGCAATAGAAAAACTGAGCACTAAACTTACCTTAGTTGTTTGTTTATCCAGCTTAAAATACCAATGGCAAAAAGAGATTACAAAATTCTCTAATAAAAAAGCTCTTGTAATCGATGGCACAGTTGCTCAAAGAGCAGCACAGTACAATTCTATGCTAGAGTATGACTATGTAATTATGAACTATGAACAAGTCGTAAATGACTGGGATTGTATTAAAACGGCTCCTTTTACGGCTATGGTTTGTGATGAAGCAACTGCCATAAAAGGATTTAGAGCCAAACGATCTAAAAAGATTAAAGATCTTTCTAAAAATATTCCAATTAGGTTTGCTTTAACAGGAACTCCTATTGAAAATGGTAGACCTGAAGAGATGTACTCTATTATGCAGTTTGTAAACAAAGACATTCTAGGGCGATTTGACATCTTTGATAAAACGTTTATTGTTAGAAACCGGTTTGGTGGCGTAGACCGTTACCGCAATTTGTCACTGCTTCATGATACAGTTAAGAAAGCAACTGTTCGTAAATCTCAAAAAGATGATGATGTAAAACCTTACTTACCAGATGCAGTGTATAGAGAGCCTTTAAGTGTAAAACTTGATAGGACTTCTCAAAAGCTATATGATCACATATCTAAAGACACAATAGACCTTTTAATTGAGGCTAGTGAAGTATTTGGAGCAAACTTTAATGTTGCAGTTCATTACGGTCAAATGTACGACCCAGGAGATCCCGCCAATGAAATGCGTGGTCAAATAATGTCTAGAGTTTCTGCCTTAAGAATGCTTTGCTCTAATCCTCAAAGCCTCTTAATAAGTGCCGCTAACTTTGAAAAACATACTGGTAAAGGCAGCGCTTATATCCACTCTTTAATAAATAAGATGGATGGATTGCATAAAAATAACAAGCTAGACACTACAATTTCATACATAAAAGATCATTTAGATATCGATCAGTCTTACAAGATAGTAGTTTTTTCTTCTTATCTTGATTCAGTTGATATTTTAAGAAAACACCTTGCCTTACATGGAATAGGTGCCGTCTCATACACAGGAGAAATGAATGCCAAAGAAAAAGAAACATCGAAAGAAGCCTTTCAATCACACCCTGATATACGAGTTCTTGTTAGTTCTGATGCTGGTGGTTACGGTGTTGATTTACCTCAAGCCAACCTCTTAATAAATTATGACCAACCCTGGTCAGCAGGACTAGCTGTTCAAAGAAATGGGCGTATCCAACGTGCTTCTTCCAATTGGACAACAATCACAATTCAAGATATACTAGTACAAGACTCTATTGAAGAACGTCAATACGACATGTTAAAACAAAAATCGAGTGTCGCTAATGCGGTTTTAGATGGAGTCGGTATAAACTCAAAAGGTGGAGTTGACTTAACCGTAGGTAGTCTGATAACCTTCTTAACTACCAATCTATAAGGAAAGAAAAATGGCAAAAATTATTGAAGAGGAATCTCGTCTTCCACAAGATCCGGAAGACTTTCAAGCACAAGCACGTGAGTATGTATTACTAAAGAAAAGCTTAGAGGCTCTTGAAGCTCGCCAAAAAGAACTACGTGAAAAACTATTTGAAAAACTAGATCTAGAAGGTCAGGAAGACTCTTCTGGTAACGTGTTCATTGAGTTGTCTAATGAGATTGAAGGCATTCGTGTACTTGAAAAGCAGCGTCGTACTTCTCGTAAGTTAGATGAAAACATAGCAGAAGCAATGATTATGGAAAAAGGTCTAGAAGAAACACTGTACAAGACCATCCGTGTTATTGACGAAGATGCTATTATGGCAGCTCATTACAACGACCAGTTAACTGAAGACGAGATCGATCAGATGTTTCCTTCTAAAGTTACTTGGGCTTTGATGACCAAAAAGAAGTAGGCTATGTCAGGTATACGTAGTGAAGAAGAACTCTTAAAAGGATTTGAGGGTCTTGATCTCGTACCTGGATCTAAAAAAACACGCCGTCCAGCTTCATCTGAAGCAGGCAAAAAGCGTGGTAAACTTTCTAAAGAGCAAAATGGTTGGGATGAAAATCCCACTATTAAACTCTTGAAAGGAATAGAAACAGAAGTTTTTCCAATCAGTGCATTAGCCAAAGCATTGGATAAACAGATTGTTACTATTCGTTTATGGGAAAAGAAAGGGTACATCCCAATCGCCCCATATCGTTTGCGCTCTAAAAGTCTTAAAGGGAATAAAGTAATGGGTAACCGTGTTTATACACGTGTGCTTATTGAAATTACCATTGAGGAATTTGCAAAGCGCGGACTACTAGGTTCTGCTCGTGTAGAGTGGAGCTTGCATCCAGACCTTACTGACGTACTTGTCAAAAGGTGGAAAGATGTGCTATAATAACAACTGAGAGTCAAATGACCTCATTACCAACCGAGACCGCAAGGCTCATTACCAATAAGGAGATAGTCAATATGACTATTGAAAACCCACAAGTCGATGCAAACTTCTACTTAGAAGATGCAGAAGATGCACCCGCAAAGCACGGCACTTCTGTCCAGTCAGGCTGGGCAGCAGCTGAAGGTCTTCTAAAGCCAAAGCGTGCTAATGGCAACTATCCAACTGAGTTCCGTTTTAGTGAGGAACTACAGCTTGTTCGTTTCTTGGACAATGAACCATACATGGTTTACCAGCTACACTGGATTGATCGCTCTGAAGGCAAGAAGTCTTTTGTTTGTCTAGGTGACGAGTGTCCACTGTGTACAATGCTTGGTGACAAGCCAAAGCCAAAGTTTGCATTTAACATTCTTGTCCTGAGTGACGAGCAGCCTAACGTGCAAATCCTAACTGCTACAACTCCTCTAGCTCGCCAGTTGCAAGCTGCTAACAGCCACCCAGTTCGTGGTCCACTTAGCAAGTACTACTGGACCCTTGGACGTCAGGGCACAGGCGCTTCTACACAGTACTCCCTAGAACGTGTAAAAGCTTCTGACCTTGCTGAAGAGTGGGATCTAGATGCAGAAAATGTTGAGGCAATTGCTTCATCAGCAGTTATGTATGGTCAAGAGGCTATCTACCTCACCCCACGCGCTGAATTAATTCAGATCGCTCGTTCACTACTGAACTAACCCACAAAATCAAGTAGTTTAAAGGTTCTTCCTTTCTTGCTTTAAACTACTACCTCCGATGGGGGCTAAAGTGATCCGCTCCTTTAGCCCCCATCATTTCTTTCTAGGGACTTATGAATATTATTACTACTAAAGAGCAGCTTGATGAATTCGTTGCTTATTATATGGGTCAAAACGCCTTTGCGTTCGATATAGAGACCATTGGAGAGCATAGGCTACACACAGTCATAAATGATGTTTGCTGGCTCTCATTTGCCACTGAAGGTCGCGTTGATGTGATTCCTATGGGTCACCCTAATGGCGAGTTGATTGATTACACAAAGCCTTTACTTTTGTCAGGAGAAAATCGTTTAATTGCCGGTAAGCCTCTTATTGAGTCTAGTTACTCTTCAGACAAAAGCAAGTGGGTCCCTAACTTTACTGAACCACCTATACAGTTAACTCGTGCTGAAGTATTTGCTGCTATTAAACCACTTATGTTTAGCGACAAGTTAAAAATTGGTCATAACATTAAGTTTGATCTAAAGTCTGTTGCTAAATATTTTGGCGGTAAAGTTCCTTCTAAGCCTTATTTTGATACGTTAATGGCTACATTTGTTATTGATAGCCAGACAAAAGATTTAGGGTTAGCTGCTTGTGTTAAACGTGAACTAGGTATTGAAGTAGAAAAGGGTGTCGGAACAAATATTTCGCTCCATTCTTTTGAGGCAGTAGCCAAGTATTCTGGTATTGACGCTCAAGTAACCTGGGCATTATATAAAGCGCTTAATGCACAACTCGATACTAAACTACAGCGTGTTTGGCGTTTAGAGATGGACGTGCTCTCAGCTTTATGTGACATGGAATTAACAGGTGCTTATATTGATCAAGAAGCACTAGGAGCTCTTGCATTAGAAATTGAAAAAGGTAAACAAGAAGCAGAAGCATTGTGCTACAAACTTGCTGGTAAACCTTTTTCTATTAACTCTGTACAAGCAAAACAAAAACTATTGTTTGGTTCTGAAGAGGGTAAAGCTCCACGTTTAAAGCCTAACAAAGCGTTTAAAGCAGGACTTACTCCTAAAGGTCGTGAAGCAGATAAGGCAGGTACTCCTCTTACTGAAGTTCATTACTCTGTAAGTGCGGATGCGTTAGAAAACTTACGTGGTAAAGACGGGTTAGTAGATGCTCTACTTCAGTACCAAGATTTAAATAAACTAATGACTACATATGTAACTCCTTACACAGGTGGTGAAGTTAAGCGTGTAACAAATGGTAAAGAAAAGTTTACTGAGCGTAAAAGCCTTCTTGTAAATGGTCGTGTACACACTAACTTTAAGTCGCATGGTGCAGAAACTGGTAGGTTTAGCTCTTCTGAGCCTAACTTGCAAAACATTCCATCATCAGGCGAATATGGAAAGATGATTCGTAACTTATTTGTAGCCCCACCAGGGCACAAGCTAATAGTTGCAGACTACTCACAGATCGAACCTCGTATTATTGCTGCATTTAGTCAGGATCCTATTCTTATGCAAAACTATATGGAAGGTGGCGACATCTATACCACTATTGGTGATACTATGGGAGTAGACCGCAAAGCAGGTAAAGTACTTGTGCTTGCTATTTCGTATGGAGTAGGACCAGACAAGATTGCTGCTTCTATTGGTTGTGGAGTAAATGAGGCTAAAAAACTTCTTCGTGACTTTGAATCAAAGTTTTCAAGTATTCCACGTTATAAAGGTCGCGTTGTACGCAAAGCAAAAGAAGTTGAGCCAATTCCTTACGTAGAAACTCTATTCGGTCGCCGTCGTTATTTGCCAGATCTAAACCATCAAGACTTTGGTTTGAAATCTCGTGCAGAACGTCAAGCATTTAACACCAAGATCCAGGGTAGTGCTGCTGATTTAATGAAGTTAGCTTTAATTAGGGCGCACTCTTGTTTTGTTAACACACCTGAAGTAAACGTTATTTTGACAGTTCACGATGAACTTGTTACAATTGCACCAGAAGAACTTGCGGATGAAACAGCAGAAGCAATTCGTATTTCTATGGAAGGCATTAAAATAAAAGAGATAACAATCCCACTTATTGCTGATATACAGATTGTAGACAAGTGGGGAGAGGCTAAATAATGAACGAAATATTTATTTGTACTGGATGTTACCAAACTGAAGGGTCAGATGATGGAGGAGATTACTGCACTATTTGTGAATCTTATAAGTATTTTGCTTGGGTAGAGTCAGGCAATGATAATGAAGATTTTTAAAAAGAAAAAGAAAAATCGTGTACCCCCCATGGCTGAAATAAACAATCGTATTCGTGGATTCATTATGGATTCTCAAATACAAAATAGTCATGAAATTGCGTATATAATGGGTCTTCCAAATCTTAGTGATGAACTAGCAGAAAAAGAAGAACAAGTTAGCGATGATCGTTTAGAACGTATAGAATACCTTATTCCTATTTTGTATGCACACGCCCACACGTTAGCAGAAGCGTCAATTGAATACCAAAAAGCAAATATAGAAGACTCAAACGTGCTTCCAAAAGAAGTGTGGATCTTTGGGCGTAAGTTACTAGAACAAGTAGCTTTGTCGGCACTAATGGGGTCCACATCACAATTAATAGATATGGGATTATTAACAATCCCAAAAAGGATAAAGAAATGAATAGTAGCAAACCAGGGTCATTCACTGACATAGCTTTTGATACAGGATCTATTGCAGAACGTACTCGTATTATAAACCTATTGTTAGATTTAAAGGTTATTAGGCGTTGTGCAGCAACAGACAAGCTTGTTGCATTTGACACTAATGGTGAAAAAGTTGTTTATTTGACAGGATTGGAAAACTAATGAGTAATTCTGATTGGTGGGCTAAAAAGTTAGGTCAGCAACCACAAACCCAACAGGGTCGTCCTGATCCTACGCCGCAAATGCCACCTAGCCAGCAACCTTTGGCTCAGATGCCTGCATTTCAACAGCCGCAAAATGACTTGGCACGTCTTGCTCCGTCCTCTAAAAGCACTGCTTCGTGTCCTGACTGCGGGTCGGGCAACTTTATGGCTCCTACGCCGCAAATCGCGCCACGCTGCTATGACTGCGGGTATCCCGTACAGCAATCCGGTGGGCGTTATGGGGCGCTTGCGGGGGCTAGGGTTGAAGGTTCTGTGCAGGAAGCATCAGGAAACAGTGGAACAAGTGGATTTAGCGCAATACCAGATGGCTATGGAGCCAACGGACAGAAATTAGGGTAATAATGAACTCAGAACAAATACGTGATTTGGTGTTTCTAGAAATACGTGCTAAACTAAGTCAAGCACTATTAGAACAAGGGCTAATTGAAACTTTAGACGGCAACCTAGGTTGGTGGAAAGATGATTTTAACTTTATTTCTTTTTACGATATAATGGAGGCTATTCGTGATCAACGCTGATGTATTAAAGATCATCAACACATTAAATAAAAAATACGGAGAAAACACAATTGTAGTAGGAGACAGTATAAAGAATGATCTTATTCATCGTATTACTACTGGTTCAACTACTTTTGATTACGTTTTGGGTGGCGGTTTTCCTGCTAACCAATGGAACGAACTTATTGGTGAGCCGTCGCACGGTAAGACAGCAATTGCTCTCAAAACCATTGCCGCAAATCAAGCACTAAATCCTGATCATTTGACTGTGTGGGTAGCTGCTGAGCAGTGGGTACCTGAGTACGCTCAAATGTGTGGAGTAGATGCTAGCCGCGTTATTGTTATTGAAACTAACGTTATGGAAGAAGCTTACCAAGCTGTAATTGAGTTTGCAGAAACTAAAGGCGTAGATGCAATTGTAATAGACTCCCTTCCAGCACTTAGCCCCATGCCAGAACTAGAAAAAAGCATGGATGAGCTAACTATTGGTAAAGGTGCCCTTTTAACTAATAAATTCTTTCGTGTAGTTGGTCAGGCAATGAAACGCAGCCTAGTAGAAGATGAGCGCCCTATCCTAGGACTGATCATTAACCAATACCGTATGAAGATCGGTGTAATGCACGGAGACCCTCGTACAACTCCTGGTGGCGAAGGTAAAAACTACGCTTTCTTTACACGCTCAGAAATACGCCGTGATGAATGGATTGAATCTGGTTCTGGCACTAATAAAGTGCGTGTAGGACAACGTATAAAAATACGTGTAATTAAAAATAAAACCGCACCACCACAACGTATCGCTTATATTGACTACTATTTTGCTCCTCATTCCATTTATAAAGCTGGCGATTATGACACTGCTAAAGAAGTTGCTGCAATGTCTATTGTTATGGAGATTGTAGACCGTCGTGGTGGATGGATCTACTTAGGTGAGCGTAAATGGCAAGGTCAAGAAGCGTTTTCTAATTCTATTCGTGAAGAAGTAGAACTATACGAAGAACTTCGCTCTAAAGTTCTTTCTGCAACTAATACATTTACAGGAGAAGACAATGAGTAACCTTTTTCCAGATGATGACAGCTGGTTAGACAACTATAACCTACAGATTGAAAAAGAAGAACGTAATAGGATTATTGCGTTTATTAACTCAATCATAATGGACCTTGAAAAGTTTAATGATCCTGCTGAAGATTTAAAGTCTATTGTAACAATACTAGAATCAGAGGACTGGGCACTTGGATACTAATGATTTTAATATTGTAGACTTTCAATGGTCACAAGAACTAGAAAATGAGTTTACTGACTATATATCAAACTGCGAGTCTTTAATTGAATGGGACTTTTATAACGATACTGAACCTGAATTTGAAACACTATCAGGTCAACCGTTCTGTGGTTGTGAAACGTGTTATGTTCGTGAACAATTGTTTTTTCTTGTACCCCGTATAATTAAAGCTTATAAAAAAGGGCAGATAGTGGTACCTGAAGATGAAAAGTGAAGGTCAAAAACAATCTCAGAAGCATGAAAAGCGTTTAGCCAAAGCTATTGGAGGAGCCACTACAGCTGCTTCAGGAGCATTCTGGTCACGTAAAGGCGATGTACGTAGCGATGAGCTACTTATTGAGCACAAATGGACTGGAAAAAAAGCTAAAACACTTCAATCTGCGGAGTTGAAAAAGATTACTAATGAAGCTATAATGGACGGGCGGCTCCCTATTTTTGGCATACATTTAGATGGGCAAGATTATGTGATTTTATTAGAAACAGACTTTTTAGAATTTTGGAACTCCAAATGATAGAAAACTATAGTTCACTAGAAGAGCGCTTATCTTGGATGGATAAAGCAAGGTGTAAAGATCGAGACCCAACAACCGAGATCTTTTTCCCTCCTAGGGATAAAACTAAATACTCAACCCTTGCGACTCAAGCAAAAGCAATGTGTTTAGGACCTAATAATACTAGTCCTTGCCCAGTTCGTAAAGAATGTCTATGGTTTGCAGTAGAATCAGATGAGCAGCACGGTATTTGGGGTGGTATGAGTCACCGTGAACGCAATGCTTTAGTAAGAAAATGGCAACGCAAATTCAAGGATAAGATGACCTTGAAGGAATACATATTTCAAATAGATAAGAAGGAATACAATAATGGCAGTAAGTAAATCAGAGCTACAAAAATTCTTGGACGCTAAAAAAGCGCCAACACGTTTAATTGGTGATATTGAACGCCATCTAATGGCTCGTCCTGTAGGTGACCGTAGTACCACTGTGCTTCACCCATCCGAAATGATTAAACGTGATTGGTGTAAAAGGGCATCTTATTTTCTGCTAAATGGTCACACTAAGATTGGAGAAAAGCCAAACTTACGCCTTCAGTCTATTTTTGACGAAGGTCATGCTATTCACGCTAAATGGCAACGTTGGTTCCAGGAAATGGGTGTGCTATACGGAAGGTTTGTTTGTACCGCCTGTGATTTTTCCTTATTTGATTTAGGACCTATTAACTGTCCTGCATGTGGTAAGACAACAATAGAGTACCGTGAGGTCACTCTTGTGGATAACGATCTACGTATTGCTGGTCACACAGATGGCTGGATTAAAGGTATTGGAGACGACACTCTAATTGAAATCAAGTCTATTGGTCCAGGCACTATTCGTTCAGAAGCACCACAGCTAATGTCAGAAGCAGATGGTGACTTTATGAAAGCATGGAATGCTATTCGTCGTCCATTTCCTAGCCACATTCTTCAAGGTCAGGTTTACCTGGAACTAATGAAGCGTATGGGTCATGACGTAACTGAAATCGTATTTTTATACGAATTAAAAGCAGACCAGTCATACAAAGAGTTTAAAGTTAAAGCTGACTATGAAATTGTAGAGCATGTATTTGAAGGTGCTGAAAGGGTAGTAAAGGCTGTAGAAGCTGGAATTGCACCTGACTGCAATAACAACCCAGGTGGCACATGTAAGCAATGTGACCCATATAAGGAGGACTAATGAGCGCCCTATCTAAATTTGCTGATTGGAATCTTACATTTAATAAGCCAGCAATAGACCAAGTACAGTTACCTAATGACATCACAGCTATTGACTCTGAAGAACTAGGTAAATTATTTACTGATCTAACTGCTTGGACAGATTACATAGAGTCACAAAATGCTATGGCAGTTTTAGAAGAACGTGCTGCTTTAAAAGCTAAAGACTACGAAGAAAATCTTACGATGATTAAACGTATGGGTGCATCAGCTAAAGGCGAACGTATTACAATCATCAAAGCAGAGATTGCAACTGACCCTAAAATTGTGGCACTTGACAATGAGTACGAAGAGCGGTATGCTTATCGTAAGTTAGTTGAAATGCTACTGACAAACCACGAGCGTGACCTATCCCTGGTTAGCCGTGAAATCACACGTCGTACTAATGACTATAGGAGGAACATCTAATGGGACGTATGAAGGATATTTTTACAGAACTACAAGAACTAGGACTTGATCCAAACACGCCAGAAGGTCAAGCTAAATTTGAAGAGTTAGTTGAAGAAGGTAACCGTAAAATGATTTTCAATATCGGTACCCCACCAGCTGCACTTCCAAATAGCAATTTAGAAGGGCAATTATTGGAAAACGTCCGTAATAATGACGTTAACAAAGCGTTTAAAGAAGCTGTACAGCAAAAGTTTCAACACGCCCAGCATGTTTTGTTAAGCAAACACAAAGACTATGGACCTACTAATATTAGTCTAAGTCCAGGTGGACCTCTAAATGGTCTTCGTGTTCGTATGTGGGATAAGTTTGCTCGTATCAACCACCTAATTGACACTGGAGCAAAACCAGAGCATGAAAGTCTAAGGGATTCATTCCTAGATATGGCTAACTATGCTATCATTGCAATGTTAGTACTCGATGACGAATGGGACAAAGGAAAGTAATAATGGAATCACTACCAGGATACGATGCATGGAAGACATCCTATCCTTCTAGCTGGGATGAAGAAGCTTGCGAGCATGACTGCCCAGAATGTGAAGGTCAAGGAACTGCTTGGGATGAAGAAAACCAAGTAGCAATAGAAGACGAACCTTGCCCAGCCTGTAAAGGCGAAGGCAAGTGTGATGGTGAATGTGGACCAGGGGAACCACCAGAGCCAGACTATGACTGGGAACCAGAGGAATACTAATGGAACGCATTACTTGTAACCATAATTTAATACATGTATACGCTAAACACGTATGTGATGGGTGCTGTGTTCAATACATCCTAGAAAAGAAAATTAGTGAATAAAGACGCTAAAATGTTGTTTATTTCATTAGGATTATTTTTTATTGCATGTATACTTTTAGTTTTTAACTCACAACGTGAGTGCACAACTATTAAATATCAAGATTTACAGGGTACCCATTCTAAATACGAATGCCACGATAAAAAGCCAGCAACCTGCTGGGACAAATACGCCACAGAAGCGTTAGCAATACAAATGTGTGAAGGAAAATAAATGGAACAAATAGTTTGGCTAATAATTGGGTTTGCAATTGGCTACCTTATTGTTAAAGGCGCATTGGCATTTATTTCTTGGGCAGAAAAACAAGAAAAGAAATGACCGAAAAAGTATTCGGTACTGAAATAAACGGATCGAGGACTGTGTCTATAGGTATAGACCAGTCATTGACCGGATTTGCCTTAACTATACTAGATGTAGACGATCCTAAAAACTACACTACCTGGGTATATAAGTCCCCCTTTAAAGGCGTAAAAAGGCTAGTAAACATTTCCTCCTGGTTAGTTAATAAATTAGAACTAGTAGAGGACCGATATGTAGTAGATGTAGCTATGGAAGGCTCAGTTTTAGCCAGCCATTCTGCTTTAGTTTTAGGAGAACTGGCAGCTGTTGTTAAGATTGTTTTCTGGTCATTTTTTGAAGATTGGGACCATCAAGAACACCTTAGAGTGCCCCTACAAATACCCCCAATGACCCTTAAAAAGTATGCCGCAGGCAAGGGTAACGCTAAAAAACAAGAGATGCTAATGCAAATCTACAAAAGGTATGGCATAGAGTTTAATGACGACAATGCTGCTGATAGCTATGGATTAGCTAGAATGGCAGGTAAACTGCATATAAACGATGTTGAAGCCCAAATAATTGAACAAATAAAAGACCCTAAATACAGAGATTCTTTATAGTTTTTGTGCCATCATTGATAGGAGGACGGCTCACTATTCCGAAAACTAAGGATCACAATGAATGAAGAAGTCGTCGTTCCATCGACAGAAGAGCCCTTTTTAAGGGTATCTAACGGCTCTAACCCACAATCCGTAGCATCAGCAATCGCACACGCTATTTATGAAAATAGACAAGTAAAACTACGAGCAGTAGGCGCAGGAGCAGTAAACCAGGCAGTTAAAGCAATCGCTATTGCCAGAGGTTATGTAGCTCCACGTGGGTTTGACCTGACATGCAAGCCAGGATTTACTACTATTGAATCACGAGATGGCGAAATTTCCGCAATGACTTTTGCGGTAATGGCAAGTTAAGGAGCCACTAATGGCAAGAGCAAGTAAGCTAGGTCACGCCATGCGTCGTCGTATGGGTGTTCCATCAAGTTATTCACAGACAGCAGGTAAAAACATGGACAGAATGCACAAAACATCAGATGAACACTACGCAGACCACAGTGCCGCAGGTAGTGCAAGAATTCCTATGGGCTCAGACGTTTATAACGTAGAAGCTGTAGCTCCAGAAATGGGTACTCTAATTCCTAAGAAGAACGTCCAGGCTGGCGATCCTGTTAACCCTGGAAGTAAGAGTGGTCGTCGTAACCCAGTACTAAACCCTGGTGGTGAAAGACTGGGCGCATCGTACGCTCCTAAAGCAACCTATGCAACTATCGATCCAGCAGCTGGACTAACCATGCGTAATGCAAGAGTTATCCCATCAGTTGCAGGTCGTGCAACCCCTAATTTTGGTATGGGAATTCAGACTTCACAACAGTAAGAGTCAATAAATGCCAACAAGAGAACTAGCGGCTATTACCCCTAAACCAATCATTGAGGGGATGCCTAACGTTGACGTTCAAGATAACTTTGCACACGCAAGCGTTTACTCTGCTCAAAGTAATACTAGCCAAGGTCAAACAACTTCATGGTTGTCTAAAGCACAACATGGATCTGTTAAAGCTTTAGGTAAATGGAACAGAGGAACGTTTATGGATTGGGGCGGTGGCGACAATACTACTGCACTTCCTCAATCTGTTAGAGCACAACCGACAGGTATGTAATGGCTGGATCAGTTAATAATTATAGCCCACAACAAAACTGGCAATCGCTAGGTGCTAATGGGTTAATGGGTTATAACAACCAAGGTGGACAGGGTCTTCCTGTAGCACGTGGTGAGCTAGACGCTATTCGTATTGGTACAGGTCGTGTTCCGACAGCAGAGTATCCTGATGGCTATTTAGGCACAATACGTTCTAGACGCGATGACCGCCTACTTGACTCGATTAAAAACCGTGTAGGACAAAAGTCTTATCAACGCGGTGTTCACAAAGGTGAGCGTATTGAAGCCTCTGCCTATTTCTGGGATAGAGAATTTAATGACCAAATGGGTATCAAACGTCAGAGTCGTGCCAAGTTAGTTAATAATAATGGTGCCATGATGTACATGACCCCTAAAGGTGCCCCAGATATCAGATTGACTCCAGCTCCACATCTAGTAAATGATGGTAAGTCAAATATGCGTTCAGATCAACCAGGTGTACTAAATGTTCAGCGTGCAAATGCGTTGTCCTATTTGAAACCAGTTTGGGCGTAAAATGCCGTCACCAATAGCTGACAAAGGATTTGGTTACGGTACCAACGAGGTAGATGGTCGTTATGACTATACTAAGCCATGGGTCACTAATACACCAAGTAGAGTAGGACCTAAATGGGGTTACCTAGGACCTTGGGCGTCAAATATGGAGCGCCTAACTCAGCAAGCATTGATGGTAGCAACAATTCCTGGTGTTCAGCTGCAAGATATGGTAAGACCGCCATTACCACAAATTCAACTTTTTCCAGATAGATTTGGTTATGGAGACCGCACTCAACCTACAATTGAGGACGTAGTATCTGTAGATCGTGTTTATATGGAGCCACGTACATCCTGGTATTCTGGTAGCCCAGCTGGCTACTCAGGTACTAGCCGAAATGATCTAGGAAACAACTAATGAATAATGTCCCAGACAGATCTAATGACCCAAAAAGAAAAGTTCCATTTTCTGCAGAACAAGTTGCCCAAGCTAAACAAGACGCTCAGGAATTTGGTACTCCATGTAGTGGAACAAATGAACCCACATGTGATCCTAGTGTAGGAGTTATTTGTGATAAGCATTGGAACGATGTTACTAAAAGCTATACCGCTCTTCTCAAATCAAAAGGTTTGAACAGAGCCGGTAATAGAAAAGGCAGAAAGAGACGCTAATGGATGATGGCGATGGCGCATACACGCTAGAACTACAGGCAGGTCAAATTGCCAAAAATGCAATGATTTATAAGGGGTCAGCTCCTTGTCCACAGTGTGGAATTGTTGTAAATCCTGTTGAGTACATGTACAATAATGGGCTATGTTCACCCTGCAAAGAACGCAGAATGCAGGCTAGAATTAAGAATAGAATGGTTTAAGGAGTCACAATGTCAGTACCAGATCGTAGTAAGAATAGAAACGCAACAAATATCTATGATGAATCTGCGTATCTAGCACGTCAAGCTGCCTCAGAAAGAAAGCCAGGTCCTCGTGATGTTGTATTTGGTAACCCTAGATTAGGTCGTAAAGACAAGTGGATGTGGGGCGGAACAACCATTCCTTCTGGCGATATGAGTTCAGCTGAATATGAAAACTGGGCTGCTAAGAAAAAGGCAGAAGGTTGGACAGACTGGAAGTCTGCATCTCCTATGTCCTCTGAAGATCTAAAGCAAATTAAAAAAGCGCGTAGAAAGAAATAATAATGGCAGTTAACAGCAGTCGTTCAATGAACGTAAGCCTAGGCGAAGGATCAACTGACGGAAAATACCGTAAAATTCGCCCAAACACCGAAGTATATGATACACTAGGTAATGAAAAAACTCTAGATAACAGACAAACTCTACACCCATTCTATGGGTATGGGTTTGCAACAACTGAATATCCAGACTCTGAAAAAGTAAACCCAGGAAAGTAGAAACAATCATGGCAATGAAAAAATCATTAAATAACCCAAACAAGCCAGCTATAAAAGTTAGACAGGTTAGATTGCCTGCTAGAAATGGTGTATCAACTGAAATAGCTACCTTCAAGGGCGGCAAAACAGAAGCTAGGTATCCTGGAAATAAAGGCACTGTTCCTATGGGACCAGGACTAAAGGGTCGCGCATACGCTGAAGGAGTTAGTAAAAAAGGATTACAAAAAGGTAAAGGTCAAAACGGCACTGATGTTGTAAAGATGAACGTAAACTCTAGTAGTAAAAAACTAGCTGATCGTACAATTTTTAAAAACACTAAAAAAGGCACTAAGTTAGCAAATAGAATAGCTGCACGTGATGCTAGGAAAGCCCAGTAATACTGCAATAAATTATACGACTCACTAATAAGGAATACTAAATGGCAGATGCACCATTAATTGGCTCACGTGGAATGGAACATAAGGGTCCACTAATCCGCCTACTTCGTTGTATGGTGTGTAATAGTTGGGAAGAGCTACCAGACTGGGATGGCGCAGTAGAAGAAGACTTTTTACTAGAAGTTATTATTGAAAAGCACAAGTTTCCTTCTGGCGAACCTCACAAGGGTAAGTTGTTTAAGATTCCAATGTCATACTGGGCTGATCGTGAAAAGCGTAAAGCTGTACTAGATCAACTAGGTGGCGGTGGTTCAATAGGTTTAGACGCTTTAGACCCAGACAAATCTTTTTATGAGAGCAAAATGCAGTTCTCAGAAGATGCAATGACCTGCTGGAAGTCCAAACTAAAGCCAACTGATGGTTGTGCTGAGTATGGTACCCCAGAAAAACGTATTCTACCTAAGACAGCAGTAGAGCGTAAAGAACTAGGATTACCTAGTCCTAAAGATGCTCCAGGTCCAAAGATTTACATTTGTAATTTTTGCCCTATACACTCAGTAGTTACAACAAAAGCACGTAATAAACAAGGAATGTACGATAAATAATGGCAAAACCAAAAGGAACACGCAACCCAGACCGTAATAACGGTAAAAAAACAAAAAAGAACCCACAAATATTCGATGCAATCAAGCGTCGTCTAGTAAACAAGGAGAAATAAATGGACACCTATTTTGTAGTAACAATCAGCGCTGATGGCACATTTGAAATGCACTCAGAACTACCAGAAAACC